TAATCCAATCTTCCGATCCAAGTTCAGCGAAGACATATTTAATTTAAAATACCGACACGACAACGCAGAAAGCTGGGATGAACTCGCACGCACTGTTGCGATTGATGTCTGTGGTATGTATCTGCAGAAGTCGGAACTCGAAGAACTGACAACCATGATACGCAATCAGGAGTTCTTACCGGGCGGCAGGTATTTGTACTACGCGGGTAGACCGAACCGATTTTATAACAACTGCTTTTTATTGAAGGCAGAAGAAGATACCCGCGAAGACTGGGCATCGCTAGCTTGGAGATCAATATCATGCCTAATGACTGGTGGCGGGATTGGTGTGGACTATTCTATATACCGCCCAGCAGGAGCTTCCCTATCAAAAACTGGTGGTGTCGCTTCTGGTGTTATGCCTGCAATGGAAATTATAAACGAGTCTGGCAGACGGGTCATGCAAGGTGGATCGCGTCGATCCGCTATCTATGCGAGTCTCGACGAAACACATGCTGACGTTCATCAGTTTCTGGTGCATAAGAACTGGGATGAATATATTGTACCGGGTACGGGTAAATCCCTGTCAGAAGTAAAGGCAGCAGGCTTTGACTTTCCGGCACCGCTGGATATGACAAATATTTCTGTAAACTATAAAACAGACTGGTTGCTGAAATACTGGGAGACAGGTGAAGTCGGTGACGTGTTTAAGAAAAACATGGAGCAGGCACTGCGAACAGCGGAACCCGGATTTAGTTTTAACTTTTTTGACCGCGAGAACGAGACACTGCGCAATGCATGTTGTGAAGTAACATCCGAGGATGACTCCGATGTTTGTAACCTTGGTTCGCTAAACTTTTCAAAGATTAAAACGCTACAGAGATTACGTGAGGTTGTGGAACTGGCTACCAAGTTTTTGGTTTGTGGTACGCTACGGGCACATCTACCCTATGAAAAGGTGGATGCAGTCAGGCAGAAAAACCGCCGACTAGGTTTGGGGATTATGGGGATCCATGAGTGGTTGATCCAGCGTCAGTCTAAATACGAAGTTACGCCGGAATTACACAGGTGGCTGCACGTTTATAAAACGGTGTCCGATAACACGGCTGATAAATTTACCGATCATCTAGATATCACACCATGTAAAGCAAAACGTGCTATAGCACCAAACGGTAGCATTGGCATTATGGCAGGAACCACAACGGGCATTGAACCTTTATTCGCCGTTGCGTTTAAACGACGTTATCTCAAGGGTAAGAACTGGCACTATCAGTACGTTGTGGATAGTGCTGCACAGCAGCTGATCGATCTATATGGAACGGATCCAGAATCTATTGAATCCGCTCTTGATCTAGCCAGCGACTACAAACGGCGTATCGCATTTCAGGCTGACGTACAGGATTACGTTGATCAGGCAATCAGTTCGACGATTAACTTACCGTCGTGGGGATCTGACCTAAACAATGAAGACACCGTCGATGACTTCACGGAGACACTTGCAAGCTATGCCCACAGGTTACGTGGCTTCACCTGCTATCCAGATGGTAGTCGCGGTGGTCAACCGTTAACGTCTGTCCCATATGCCGAAGCCGCAAAGCAGGTCGGTGAGGAATTTTTAGAAGCAATTGATGTCTGTGACATTACACAGCGTGGGGGTGGATGTGGTTGAACCCGAAACCGAAACCGAAGAAGATAAACTTTTAACAGGCGGCGTGGTTCCTGTTCGCCATGCCTGTTGGCATTGTAAGTCGGAACTTATCTGGAACAACGACTACTCGTTTGAAGAAGTTGGCTTTGAAGGTAACGGGTTGCTGACCCACCTATCATGTTCTGGCTGTGGTGCGTTTTATGAAATTCATAAATTAGAAGAAGTGAAACATTAGTGTAGTTTTTTAGTTAATTTGTAGTTATTACTATACAACTTAATTATTTAGTGATAGGATCTAGACACATTCTCTTCTTCCTATGTTTACCCCGGTAACATTGTTCTCCATTCAGTGTTACCGGGTTTTTTTTAAGATGGACAACCGTCGTGAAGAAATCATTTTTAATATCATTATTTACCGTTAATAACTTTGGAATGTTGCTGTTGTTTGGTTTCCCCAGTCCAACGTCAGCTAATCCACAAAAAGGGGTAGAAGCACCTGTCTGTGCATTTTATCTGACACACAGGGAATTTCTTAAAAGTGTTGGGGAGCAACCAGCATTCCGTGGTTTGTCAAAACGTGGGCACGTCACTGAAGTGTGGCTGGATGACAAAACTGGGAAGTGGACAGCGGTAGTTACTTACTCGACAGGGAAGATGTGTACCGTTGATTACGGGAACACTGGGGATCAGTTGCCAATAGAAAAAGGTGACCCCAGTTGATCGCCGATAAATACGATCTGGTCGATAAACCGAAACACTATATGGTGAATGTTGGTAAGCATCGGCTTGAATCTTGGGACATATTAGATGCTTTGTTTCGCCGCAATGCCATGCTTTGGAATGCGGGTAAATACCTCATGCGCGTTGGCACGGGTGGTAAAGATGATGACCTGCAGGATCTGAAGAAGTGCAGGCAGTATCTGTCGCGTGAAATATCCAGACTAGAAGCCTTGGAAAAAGCAGTGATGGACTAGCTAATCGATAAGCCGACTCAAACCCCGGCACAAAACGACAGCAATGATGAAGATGTAGAAGCGTTTAAACACAGCGAAATTACATCCCTGTACAGGTTCTACAATAAAAAAAATAACCTGCTTTATGTAGGAATATCTAAATCAATTATGAATAGATTATCGCAACATAAAAGAGACAAACCTTGGTGGGCAGAAGTATCCGTAATTAAAGTAAAACACTTTAATAATCGTGAGAGAGCGGAGAAGGAAGAGCGTCGAGCAATCAAAAAAGAAAACCCTTTACATAATAAAGGACATACGCTTCAGCATTTAAGTACTAAATTGTCTCGCAGTCACGCCAAACTTATCGCCAATTCGGTAATAAAATTACAGCTACAGCATAAGGGTCTCAGAAAACTTTCTGCGGCAATGAACAGGGAAGGGATCCCTACACATCGTGAAGGATCAAGATGGCACCCTACTAGCGTGCGAAGATTACTATTCACCATCAAAATGATACAAAGTACACAAGATGCTCCAGCTTAATACGCTCGAAGACATACAACATGCTATGCGCTTGCTGGAAGACAAGGAATCCGCAGACCGTGCGCAGGGTAGTTTGTTGGATTATTGTCAGCATTTGTCGCCTCAGTACATGAGGCCAAAGCATATTGAATATCTCGCGTCAAAATTGGAAGCTGTAGAGCGTGGTGAAATCTCCCGGCTGGCAATAAGTATGCCGCCAAGGCATGGGAAATCAGAACTTGCCAGTAACTTTTTTCCAAGCTGGTATATAGGCAGGCATCCAGATAAATACGTTATATTTTCCACGTATGCACAGGAACTTGCAGACGATTTTGGGCGTAAAGTCCGTAATACACTGCGTGATGAACGATTTGGTCAGGTCTTTCCAGACGTGACACTGGATGAAACGTCGCAGTCTGCGCGAAGATTTGGCACATCCCACCGGGGAAGTTACTTCAGCGTGGGTGCGGGTGGTGCCATTACAGGTCGTGGTGCCCATTTATTAATTATCGACGACATTATCAAGGGTCGTGAAGACGCAGACTCCACTGCAATACGCAACAATGTCATCGACTGGTACAAATCTACAGCCTATACACGGTTAATGCCGAAACCTTCTGCCGTTGTGATTATTGGTACACGTTGGCATGAACTCGACTTGATTGGGCACGTTCTCGATAACGATGACCACGAAACGTGGGAAGTAATTAACCTGCCAGCGATAGCAGATGAAGATGATCAGCTTGGAAGGGAAGTCGGTGAGGCACTTTGGGCTGATCAGTATCCAGTGGAACGTCTACGTGAAATCAAGCAGACCGTTGGTAGTCGTGAGTGGGCATCATTATTCCAGCAATCCCCCGCTGCAGAAGATGGTAATATATTTAAGCGTCACTGGTGGCGTGTCTGGGAAGACCCTGAAC